CCCAGTTCTTCCAGTTCGAGTAGGTCGAACTGGAAAGACCACCGGCACCACTGGTGAAACCACTAGGGTTTCCACCCGTGAATCCACCACCGGGAGTCGTCGTGGATTTTTGAATCCAGAACGGCACACCACTCGGAGGACGAGGTGATTGGGTGCTGCTACTTGGAGCCGACCACATGGCCGTTTCCATCAGCTCGAAGAAATCGTTGTACATCGAGTGTTCGCGTACTTCGATCTCTCGAATGATCGTTTCACGATCACTCTGCATCGAGTCTTCATCAACGTCATAGCTGAAGTTGACCGTCTGCTTTGACCACTGCTGCTTGGCAGATTGGGTCAAATCCTTGACGCCAGTAGCGTCAACGGCATAGAGTTCACTGTGCTTGGCAGTACCAGTGTTGGACACTTGCACTTTCCAGTTCAGTTGAACACCACCCTTTTCAGGGTCCTTGCCTTTTTTCTTGAACATCTTCGAGGCGAAGATATGGTGCTGGTTATCTAACGAGATATCCACCCATCGCTTCTTCTTGAAGTTGTCAAGCGTCAAATTAACAAAATCGTCTAATTGATCAGGTAGCAACGGCATAGCCTGACTCCTATATTACAGTCGCTCTACAGATCACCGTTGTCCTTCAGGAAGCCTTCGTAGGCCTCTTTCAGGGCGGGGTTATCTACAGGATCGTCAGTCGGCACGCTAGTCTTCTTCGCACTCGACCCAGAACCTAGACGGCGCTTGGCCTGCTTGCGAAGCCGATTATTGAACGACTTGCGACTTTGGTTATCTACTGCATTTGAAAACGTAGTTCGATACGCTTGATTTACGAGGTCTCCCATAGCAGGAATTTGTCGTCCCTGCTGCTGATACCCCGAGGCCAGAACCAGCACCTGATCGTACAACCGCTCGCGGTTGCGAGACTCCGTACTGCCTTGCGCTAAATCCTGATAACCACTTTCTCCAAACAGTTCTCCATTGCCGATCGTCCCGACAGCTTCGTTGAAACTGTCGAGTTCAGATTTATACTGGGCAGTCTTCTGCTCTTGCTGACGACTGCCAATAAATTCCTGCTGACCCAGAACAGCCTGAGCCAAAACCGCCATCTGGCTATCGTAATGCTGTTGCATTTCGCTAGCCAATTCGTTGATCTTTTCACGAAGACCTTCATCGTAATCGTCTCCAAGACCAACCCTAAACTGCTTGGCAACCTGCTCCTCCTGCGTATCCGTAGGAGCTTGTTGAGTAGGTTGTTGTTGAAGTTGCTGCGCCTGTCGCGCCTGCTCGTAGTATCTACTCGTAGACGCAACCTGTCGTCGCAAGGCATCTTCACTGGAATAATCATCCGGGTTAATCCCGTAATAATTAGCCCACTTCTCAAGGTTATCGGAAGCCAGATCTGCCTTGTCTTCCGCATCTTGCGAAGGTTGAGGTTCGTCAACCTCTTCGGTAGCGACGGATTGCTCATCGTCACCACCAGTTGTCTCTTCAGGTTCATTCTCCTGATTTATCTCATCAATAACATCCAAATCTTTTTCGGTAAGTTCAACTTCTTCTGTTTCTTCGCTTGTTATGTCGCTACTCATGAATCCCCTCCTAGTAACTTCTTGGTGCAGAATCGCCGTAACCAGCGTCCTTGTCACACAAACCACGGTATTTTAGGTAGCCAGCACGCTGCTTGCGGCTAGTGAACCTTGCTGTACCGTCACGATCAAAGCTAACTCCTGTAAAGCCAGCATCCTTGGCGTCCTGATTGAACTGCTTCACCTGTTGAGGCGGTATACCGGCACCGTCACTCGCCAGCCCCGTTGACCACCCGTTGGCCCCAAAGTATCTGCCCGCAGCAGCACCACGCTGCTGCGGCTTCCCCTGCGGGTGTTCGTGCCACCGCAGTTCTCCATCAGGATCTTTGTACAGATATTCCGACATCATGCTTTCTCCCTAGCGAACTGGGCCATTTGATCTGGATTCGGTTGACCGCCCTGTAGCACCTGCTGCATGACGTTACTACGGCTTTCAGCCGTCCCTCCTGTAGGGACATTTCTACGCACTGATTCTCGTACAGTGTGGGCAGCTTGCTTCGGAATCTCGTGGGTAGGTCCGGGCCGATCTTCTTTCGGCTCCTCGAACTTCACGATATTCTTCAAGCGAGGCAGATCCATCAGATCGGAATATATCTCGACAAGCTCTTGGAAGTCGATAGATCCTCCAGCCTGCTGCATCTGCTGCTGCATAGGCAGGGCAATCTGCGTAACGAAGGTATTTAGCCCGTTCATTCTCTCTGAAGGAGACTTGTATCGCATGGAGTAGGGTTCGATGTCGAAGTTGTAGTCGAGGAAGTCACCTTCCCGCATCTCGCCATCCCAATTCCTGCGAACTGTCCCAGCTTCAGTTTCAAACTCAACCGGCATTTCTTTAATCTGGTCGATCCAGAGTAGCCAGCCAAGGTCCCGGCAAACTTCGCCGGTAAACTTGACCACCCGGTACTGCATGTTCGCTTCACGCTTACTGACAGCACCATGGATCAGCTTGTCCTGCCCAAGCGTTCCTGACTGAGGCCCCAGACCAGCCATGGCTTGCAGGTTGCCAGCCATGCGATCAAAGATGTCAGTCATCGCCATACCGAACTGCTGGTTGCGTTGATCAACGCCACCCATCTTCATGACGTTCACAGAGTCAGGGTTGTCGACTCGGGTCCACTCTCCATCAGATGCCTGTTCAATCCGCTTGGCGTCATCGTGATGTCCTGCCTGATAGAACGGAATATCCTTCTGTCGCTGGGCCTGTCTTCGCTGCTTGCGAAGAATCCCGTTGATGATATCCGACAAGGGCTTCAGGTTCATGGCAGGCGACACCCCCATGATGTGATCGGGAACATCCCCAAACGAGAGCATGTGGAACGGCCCTCGCTCAGGACCCTGCCACTCCATCACTCGTAGCGGCTTCTCTGCGTTGTGTACCGGCCAAGTAACGATCTTATTTTCCTTGGGCATCCACACGTCCATGAGGTCGATCATGGGCTCGTATTCATCAGGATCTCCCTCGGGACGCAGCATGTTCTTTACGCCGGAGTTCGTGTCTTCCCCATCCCAGTCAGTAAACTTGCTGGTGGGCTCCAGCCCCTTGGTAATCTTTGAGTCGAACGCGATGTCTTCCCGCATCTTGTCATAGCTCATGCGGTACTTGTTCAGGGCGAACTTGATCTTTCGCCAAGACCCGGCCTGCGTGTCGTACACGAAGTCATCAAGGCTGATGTTCTCTGCAAACGGCTTGCCCGGATCGACCCACTCGTCCTCGCCTTCCAGTTCGACCATGCCAGCATCGGCGTTATACACCTTGACAATCCCAATAGCGAAGAAGGCGTCCATGACAGCATTACGCAGAACTTCCTCTATATGGATCTCCTTGATAAGGCTGTTCAGCGCAAGCTGGAAGTGGTGGGCGAACCAAGTCAACTCCGGCTTGCTGGCCGTCACCAGTGTCCTTGGCCGATTGGCGGCCAAGGACTGGGCGTAGGTCTCAGCCGTCTGGAACATCAGGTTCATGACGACTTCTTTACTGGGACCGCCATCTCCGTAGTGCGAGCCCACGTAATCTCGCACAAGGCGTTCACGCTTGCGGCGAAATGGACGTAGGGCTCGGGTGGAGAGTTCAATCGCCTTCATGAGGCGGGCACGGTCAGTTGAGTTTTCTGGATTCATTAGTCCCATCCATCATTGTTTAATTTTGCCAGACGCGATTCCTTTTCCTTGAATCGCCACGCCATTGACCCCAAGGGTATCTCGTCCCGGTATTCTTCCTTGGGTGCAGTAGGGCGATCCTTTACGGCGTGCCATGCGATCGCTGCTGCAATCACACGGTCACCGTGGGCCTGCCCCTTGCTTGAATCGTCAATCGTGCGAACGCTGCGGCTATGTACCACGCGACCATCCTTGTAGACGTACTGGCGACACTCTTCCAGCAGATCCGCACTTCGTATCATGAACTCCTCTGTCTTGATTGCCTTAGACAGTGAAGAGAGAACGGCCAGCTTGTTGCGTTCGTTACTCCACCACCCGGGGTTCTTGGTCTTCTTCTTAAAGCTCTTATGCTCCACCTCTCGGTAGTAAATGTTCGAGTACCGCTGGTCCAGCACCTGCTTGGTGAACGCACCACCGGGCGAACCGTTGTACTCCCAGATAAGATATGCGTTATGGAAGAACTTGCACAGAGAAACTACGTAGTCTGCAAAATCCTCGGGTCGCATGGTGTTGGTGGCGAACTCCCCTACCTGTGTCTTGGAGACAGAATTCACCACTACAGCCACGGAATTACTGGTGTAACTGCCGCCCAGACCAGCCGAGATATCGCACCCGATGACGTATTCAGAGTGGGCTGCGGTGGGTTTATCCGTGCCATCCAAGTGAACCCACATCTTCAGGGGACCGTCATCGGACTTGTCAAAAGACGGCTCCAGCGTATCGGACTCGTACCCAAACACGCCACGTAGGAAGGGCATCATGATGTTCCGCTGCCCGGCCTCGTAGAGATCCTTACCGAAGATCTGGTAGTCTGAACCACCGTAATCCCGGTCCAGTTCCTGAGCCACGCTCTGCGGCGTGGCTCCGGGGCGATGACATTCGCTATCGTAGTAGGGGCTGCGGATCTTATCATCCAAGACATAGTTATACCCGGCAGGAAACTCGTACTCCTTGTCGAGGATTACGAGCTTCTTATCCTCAGACTTGTAGAGTCCCTTGCGGCGATCAGGGTGCTTCTTCCAGTCCATGATGACCTTGACCATGGAGGAGGGGGTGTGCATCACGTCATAGTAGGCACCAGCCGAACCCTTGGGAGTAGACACAAACACGCGGCAATCAGTCGCGTGTTGCGTGGCACTCTGGGCCTCGTAGTCGGCACCGCTGGGGAAGGCTGCGAATTCATCCAGTGCAATCGCCTTCTTACGACCACCACGGAAAGCATCCTCGGTCGTGGTAGCACCCTCGAAGGTACTCCCGTTGTCCCGGTTCTCCATCAGCATCATGGAGCGGTAGACGTTCTTGGGCCTCATCCACTTGGGTAGGCCACCCTTGCGACCCTCACCGTGCAGCAGGAAGTCCAGCTTCCAGAAGAGCGTATCCTTCTTACCCGGCTTATCCACCAGATCCGCAGTACGGCTCATGATGCCAAAGCTGGAAAAATCCTCAAATACCCAACTATGAAAGAACAAAGTCAGGAACATCCACGTAGCACCAAGATCACGGCTCTTCTCTACGCCGATATCCTGATACCCCAAGGCCTCGTGCATCTCCAAGAAGGCCTCGTCCTGATACCCGTAGGTCATAAACGGGATCACGTTAGACGTAGTACCCCTAAGCCTGCTGGTACGGGGCTCGTAAAGCCAGCAGAAAGCGTTGATGAAGAACAGGATGTCGTGCTTGCACGCAGTCCAAAGAGTACGGCGTTTAGCACTGGTATCGGCCCAAGCTAGCAGCTCACGTCGATATCTCAGGTTGTCCTTCAGGTTTTTTGGTACTTGGTTGTAAAGGGTCATCTGGCATCAGCGCGTGTGACAACATTGCTTCGATCTGCGATATCGACTCACCTGTGTCGCCCATGCCTTGATCTTCGGCCTGCTTTCCTTTTCCTTTCAGTTGTTCACGGATAACAAGTTCCATGAACTTCCCTTCGTTCTCGGTTGCCCAGACGAGCATATTCCAAGAACCCGGCGTTGGTGCTTCCGCAGGCCCTACACCCCACTCGTGACGTTCGCCACGACTCTTGTGTAGATTGTGAAACACAAACGCAATCTCTATTGGCAAGTCCGACTCGTTGATATCGTATTCAACCAGCAGCTTGTCAACATCCTGATCGAGCAACCGTCTTGCCTGTTCCTTTTCCCCGGCAATGATTGCTCGCTCCTGTTCCGGCCCCTCGTAGCCCATATCCGTCATCGTCTGGAACTGGGCCTTCAGAAAGGGCATACCGTCAGCCATGTACTTGCGGTAGCTCTCCCTGTATTCGTTAAAGCGATTCTCTCGCCTCATCCTATCGACGAACAGCTTGCGAGGCGAATCTTTCTTCTTTTTTTCGGTCATTTAGTCCTCAGTATCTTGTAGACAGGGACACCGCTAGTGTGCAGGAAAGTTAGTGCTATCACATCTGCATCCATCTCTGTAGCAGTAAAGTTCACGGACCACTGCCCGTTCCCCTCGTGGGTAAACGATCCGGCTACATTACCCTGCGTTCCCCCGTCCTTGGTTATCTTCCCGGTGACGGTTCCGCTCGTAACAGCGGAACCGTCTGTGGCGTTTACCATCAGCAAGGTAAACCCGGTAACAGCCACCCCCTTGAGGAAATGCTCCTCTTCGAGGGACTCTCCAATCAGTACGTTACTCTGGAAGATGGCCGCCTTGACCGTCTGGGGATCAAAGGAGGTCATACCCCGAGTCAAAATGTACTCGATCGTATCGGACCCGACGAAACCGGGTCCGATCAAGTCTTTTACTGCCATTAGCTAGCCCTCGTCCTGCTAGTCGGACTGCTGGCACTGTTAATCGTCCACGTCATAGCAGTCGTGCTGCCATCAACCTTCTTACCCGTGATCGTGGTATCAGTAATGCTGAACTCTCCCACGGTGCAGTAGATCATATACAGCAACTGGGCGGGAGTCGCTGCCGCGCCATCACTGGCATATGACTCCGTAAGCGCCGTTGTCCATTCACCGGCAAGCCCCTCTAGGCTGTCCGTGGCGTAAGCGTAGTCACTGGTGTCTCCAGTCTTCGTCATGAGGTTGGACAGCACGGTGCCATCAGGGATCTCTGTTGTCATATCTGCGTTGCTTGCAACCGGCGTTTTCATCAGGTGATCCAAGTTGTAAGCAATCAGTGCAGCACCTGCACTGGTCTGCACAGCGTCCGTGGCATCAGTACCCTCTACCGTCAAGACGTTCACACCCTCCCCAAGGGACTCTAGGCTATCGGTTGCATAGGCGTAATCACTGGTATCGCCCGTCTTGGTCATGATATTCGAGAGAACCGTACCATCCGGCACCTCGGTCGTCATGTCAGCGTTACTGGCGACCGCCGTGTGCATAAGATGATCAAGGTTGTACGTCACGATAGCTGCATCACAGGCAGCATTGATCTGGTCAGTAGCGTCAGATCCCTCGATCTGAGTAGCGTTCACAGCGAGCTTGGTACTGCCACCACCGTATCCCGTACCGTCATACATGAGTTCAAGGTTATTGGCTGCGGTGGCGTCACCAGAGATCTTGGCAACATCCACGAGCAGCTCACCCGTTGCACTGGCGGCGAAGAGGGCATCATAAATGGCCTCTTCGACCACTTGGAAATCATGCCACACAGGTAGGGCGTCTGTGTGATGCACACACAGACGCAAGGTGCCGACGGTGTTGGTGTCAGTGGCATCCAGCTCGCAGTTGTAATACCCATCGACGTTCCCCCCGGTATCGTCGGTAGGAGCTGTACTGTCGTTCTTGTTCGCCAACCCCTGACCGTTCTTGGAAAGCTCAACGTCCAGCGTCTTCCCCGTTTCTAAGGTATTACCGTCCGTCTTGTCCACAAATGGCCCGATCAGGACATCAACCGCCGTACTCTGTCTTAAAATGTGCATGGTCTACCCTCGTAATCTTCGGTAATGATTCATCGCTATCGGAGCTATCGAACTGCCACCACCGCCACTGGCGTCAGGAACCTCCACGTAAGCCTGAGATATGTACAACGCATCAGATGCGTCACCATCCTCGAATATGATCCTCAAAAACATGTTGTCGTAGGACCCGATGCTCCCTGTTGTGTTCGTTGGGGCGTACGTCCTTGTCGTGAAGGACGTGACACCACTCACGTCCACAGCGTCAGACATCCGTACCGTCGACCCCTCCATCAACCGCACCGTCAGCGTGGCATCCGAGGAGCCACCATCGGTGTTGTACCGGAAGATCAACTTGTGGCCTGTCGTGACACTCGGGTCTGACAGCCCATTGGTAAGCTCAAAATCCATCTGGATCGCACTGCCGCTAGTGCCATCGCCAGTGATGTAATCACTGTCGCTGGCTGATGTCTCGTCGATTGCCGTGTAATACGTGGGGCTACCACCACCGTCAGTACTAGACCAGCTCCCATCATCGGCCTTATCGCTCGTGGGACGTGCGTACTGAACCATCAGTCTTCCTTACAGCCAACTAAGCAACCGATACAAAAGAAACGAAGATACAAGCGTTTGTAGAGTTAAATAGACTACCCCAAGACCCATCAATATGCCAACACCAACCTCTTGATAGCGTTTCATCCTGAAAGCTCCGTTTCGTATTCCTTCTCGCAGAAGCGGCAATTAACCTCTCTCGGGTACAGCACGTACAGGTCCACACGACCATCATCGTCCTCTACCGATTCCCGCCTCACACCACGTATGAAATTCTCCCGACCACAGGCGTTGCAGTCGAACATCCACGCGCTATGAACCTCGATTTTTTCACGTTCTTCCATCCTTGTCACTGCTTTCTCCCTCCACAGTATAGAACATACGGTCGTCATCAGAACACCTCCATTTAGACCCATCCTCGCACTTCCAAGTCCGAGTCATCGTCCGATATCGTGGTGCCTCATCAAAAGGCACCACGATACTAGGCTCAAAGAAGCACAGCCTGTTATTAGGCTGGGCCGCAAACAGCCCATTATCCAACTGAATCACGTGATGGCACTTCCAACCCGTCTCCCCTGCGTTCTCGGCGTTGTTGTTCCCCCAGTAATCCACCGTAAACATGTACTCCCCACCCTGAACCTCCCCGTCAGGTAGGTAAACACGCACACGCATCCCCGACAACCATCCGAACTCGTGAACGCTGACGCTGGCACTGAAGCAATCCCACAACTGAAGCTGCCAAACCTCCTTCGCAGGCGTCCCCTCGACATGTGAAAGTGCGTGAATGGGCAACCGCCCGATATGAGCCCCGTTCTCCATCAGAACGTGGAATCCGAGCGCCCTGCCGGGGATAGAGCATACCCCGTGGCACACCCCCTTCAGGAAGCCCTCAGAGCCCTCCTCGAAGTCGTAGAGGAATTCTGACCGGACGTACACGGGGAAATGGGGAATGTCCTCATTAAGCATCGTAGGGCCTCCTTGCGGCTTTTCTAGGGTATGGTCTGAAATATTATATTATATTTTTTCCTCGCGAGAAGCCGGGGCTATCTAATATGGGACCCAACACTGCACGGGGGGTCTGGTTTAGGTTTACCACTTGCAAGGGATAAGACGTTTTCAACCTTCTAAAACAGTACAACCATGCCACCTCCATGGGTTCCCACTGTATACCAGATGCGTACCTCGTACGCTCCTTCGTACCTCAGTCGTATATTGATCCTTGCCTTCGGCAATGAACTAATCCTTCCTTACCTACGGTAAAACATCTCTAACGTTCTGTTTAACCTACGTAAAGGCTAGATGGTATTACTACGTAATCAGTTCTCTGATCAGGGTAGGACTTCGTTGCACTACGTCCTACCCTGATTGCGGCGGCCAAAAAAAATGACCCCTCACAAGACGTGAGGGGCCGTCTCTGCGGCCCCGGCCAGCCAGCCTGATTTCCATCAGGCCAGCCATCCGAAGCCATCTGAGGGCATCCTAGCCCCCTTAGAATGGGAATGTGACGTAGCCGGCCCGGTACAACATCCAAACAAGGGCCCCGATGACCGCACCGCCGATGGCAGCGAAAAAACATTCTCCCATTAAATCCGTCCAGCTCATTTTT